TTTCTTTTTCCCAGGATACCGGGAAAGTTGAAACAGACTTAGTGACTGTAATTGGTCAACGGGATACTGATGAACTTTATGTAATTGAAGTAGATGGACAAAGTGTGACCGTAACTGGTGAGCATCCATTTTATACAAAGAATAGAGGTTGGGTAGAAGCACAATATCTAGCTGAAGATGATGAACTACTTTGTGAAAGTCGTGGTTTAATCCTATAATATTATTAGGGTCAAAAACATTAATACCAGCAAGTTTACAGAACCATCTTGGAATAATATGATGGTAATCTATGTTATCAGTAGTATTGGTTAATGCACAGTGTGTAAAGTTTAAATTCTTTTTGAGCTTGTACCAATCATTAGACTGATATTCTATAGCATATGAAGTTCCATCTAGGTAATTAGGATTTCCGGGGCCTTGATATCTTTGAGATATAATTTGGCCCTGGTTTTTCTTACCAAGTCCTTGCTCAGTACAATCAGAACAATAACCATTTCTAGCTTTAGCTTTAGGTGACTGTTCACCACAGATTTTACAAAGAATCCATTTAGTATGAGCAGAGGGAAGTGTTCTATCAATAGTAAATAACAGACCCTCAAACTTTTTCATAGTTCTAAAGTCTCTGTTGTAGTGTCTACCAGCTTCTTGGAAAGTTCTGAATGTAGGTTTAGACTGTTGATTAAACAATTCAGCATAACTTGTTTTACATGTAGAATTACAATAGGTTGTAGACTTTTTTGTAATTTTACCACAATATTTACAGCTCATGGAGTTAATATTTAAGAAAATTAAAGCTATTACAAAGATAGCAAAACAATCTAAGGTTGTCAACTTTTCTGTACAAAAGAATGAGAATTATTTTGCAAATGGTATTCTTACTCATAACTGTTATATGAAAAGACATAAGCCAGAAGGACTGTCTGTAGCAACTAATACTATGGATATCCTGACAGAGATTAATTCACATGTCTGGTTTGCTGATGTAGAGAAACCTAATCAAACACATCCAGATTATATTACTTATGATATCTCTTGTAATGAAGACTTTGCTTTGCATGCTAAATATCATGACTGGGAGACCATATTCAAGTTTTTTAGAGATCATCCACTTGCTATGGGTTCATTTGCTACTAAGTATGTTAATAAAGACTTACTTAAGTTTGATCCTCATAGTAAAGTAAGAATAAGATTTAGTCTGATGCCTGAAGATTATAGAAAAATACTAGAGCCAAATACTTCAACTATATATGAAAGATTATCTGCAGTTAAATTATTTTTAGAATCTGGTTATGAAGTACATTTAAACTTTAGTCCTGTAATAGTTCATGATGATTGGTTAGGACAGTATAGTGCACTATTTCAATTTATAAATTCAGGAGCTAAGCATCATTATTGGGATTTTGATGAAGTAAAAGCTGAAGTAATATTTCTAACACATAACAAAGATAAACATGAGTATAATGAGAAAAATAAGATCATGGGTGAAGAGTTACTCTGGAGACCGGACATACAAGAAAGGAAGACTTCCCAGTACGGAGGAGAAAACATTAGGTATGCACAGGGATGTAAATCACATTACATTAAACAATTTACAGAGTTACATGATGCCATTATTCCCTGGAACACTATTAGATATATATTTTAGAATGGAATCACAAGAAACTAAAAAACTAGTTGCAGCAATTGCTGAGGAGCATTATAGTATTACAGATGGTATAGATGGTAATCTGAACTATCTATGGTACATGTACCATAAGGGAACTAAAAAGGATGAATTCCGGCCCTTTGTATATATGGCTGAGTTAATGTTGTTAAAGAAATATAATTATATCACAACAACAGAATTACAGAATGTAATGGGAATGATGAAGTCAGAGGATAAAGATAATCTTCACATAGCAACACTAACTATTAAGAATCTAAGAGAGTTAAGAATCAAAGAACATGGAATTTATTCAAAGGATAATGAAGCATATAATGAGTTGGGTTATACATATGCTTTTGATGTATTGAATCATACTGTGTTCTTACAAACAATGGCAGAAAAATGACAGAACAAGAATTAATTGACTTAGGCTTTGATAAAGTAGAAGTCTTAGATGATGAAAGCCAAAATGGTTATGACTACTATTATTATGTATTAGATTTATTACCAGGACTTAGTTTAATATCTTCTGGTAATGATCAGAGTGAGGATGGCTGGAGTGTGTATAACTTTGATTGGGTAAATGGAGACAAGCTAACAAAAGCTTCTATTCTTCATCTGAAAGAGGTTGCTGTTGCCCAGGGTTATCTAGGTCAACATCCCCACTAAGTTTTGTAAGTTGTGCTTTCTCTGCAAGTATGTTAAACATAATCATTGCAGCAGCAGACTTATAACAATCATCTATTTCAGATTGTAAAAGATCCATAGGGACAGGAGTAGTTAATACTTCTCCTGTTCTAAGGTGAATTTTAGTCCCAGCATCTGGGTTCATTGCATTAACAAATGATGTTCTAGTAATATGTGTTATATTGAGATGCTCAATATACTCACCATCTTTGTCTTTAAATACAATTGGTAAGAACATTAAATGATGGTATTATTTTCTATTTTGTAATTATTTACGGATACTAAGTTATCAGTTTTTGTTAGAATAGCAAAGCCGTGATTCCATTCATTTATTTCCATGTAGTCTGGAGCTAGGTCACAAAGACATCCAAGACTATATGCTCTTATGGTTGATGAGTCAGCAGTACCATAAACTCTTTGTGAGCTTTGAGAGCTCTTATGAAAGTGATTAATAATACAATTTGTTTTAAGTCTTAGTAATGCAGTTCTGGCAGGTACAACACCACCAGCCCCAGGAATTTTATCACCATGTTCTATAATAAAGTCTCCAAAGATAACTTTAGTTCTAAATGGGATATATTCTATTTTATATTCTGCGACATGTAAGATTACATCTAGTCTAAATTCATCCATGTCAAGTAACTCAGATGCTTTTATTTTTAGGTATCTTTCAAATCTATTTTCATGGTTGCCTGGTATGAAATAGATAGGAATATCTGGGAATCTTGACCGCATGTACATTAGAAACTCTTTGCCAGATTCTATTTCATCTTTAAAATGGACTCTTCTTGGATCCTTTTCATGAAAAGAAAGCTGATAGAAGTCAAGTAAGTCACCATTGATTAGGATGCTATCTACTCTTTCTGCTTCCATTTTATCACATGCAGTTTCTATTGCATCTTCATCATGATATGGAATGTGAATGTCACCAATTACACCTAACTTCTTACAGCCAGTAGGAAATGTAAATGTTCCCCTTTTTTGTGTAAGAGAAGATGGTAGTGATACAAAATTATTCATAACTTTGGTTTTAAGTTCTTGTTGAAATTCTTTGGTTCTTAATGCTTTTCTATTATTACTTCCCATTTGACCTCTGTAGTATCTTACTCTGACATAAACTTGTTCAAGATTAGTAAAGAATCCTGCATTTTCATCATAGATTTTACGGGATATAGTTTTACTAGGAGAATTGGGAAATTTTTCAAGATATTCTAAGATAATTTTAGTATTCTCTTTAAAGCTGTTTTTTAGATTTTTACTCATGAGTACATAATAATATAATAAAAATATACGATATGTTTAGTTTCAAACTTATTAAAAAGAACGGTAAGTTAGTGTATATTAATGAAAGGACAAAGATAACTTATCAATTATTTCTTGATAAGTTATCTGAGGGACAAGAAATTGAAGTCTTTATGGGACTATCTTCTAGTAATGGTAGTCTAGCTCAACTGGCTAAAATTCATGCGTGTATAAGAGAACTTGCAAATGAAGCTGGATATACATTTGATGAGATGAAAGTAATAGTAAAAAAGCATGCAGGTCTATGCATGGATGATGAGAACTGCAAGTCATTTAAAGACTGTAGTAAAGAAGAATTAGCAATGGCAATACAATCTGCTATAGAGATTGGTGCAGATTTAAATATTAACCTTGCTTAGGTTCTACATAACCTGGGTCATTTGGTTCTAGAACTTCCTTCTCATCATATAGATCAGGATTTTCTTGCACTTGTTTTTCTATTTCAGATAGTAGGAGGGTGATAGTGTAAAATGCTCTTTCAAAGTCACCAAGTTCCTGGTATTGTTTAGTTAGAATGTGTTGTACACTTTCTTCCTGACTCTTACCATCAATAAGATGTTTGAAGATTGTATACAATGCATCTTTTGACATTAGATAGAAGTTCTTATTGACCTTGATATCAATTAGTGCATTATCTTTTATTTCTTTTACTTTTACTGGCATGCTAAATTGTTTTAACAAATATAATAAAAAATGAAAATAGAATTAGAAATAGACAGCATTAAACAAAAATTGTTTGATAGACTCAAACCAAGTGGTTGGGATGTATTTTTTAAACATTATATATTTAGTTCTGATTTTACAAGCACCTTAGAGAGGTTGTATGAGATGACTACTTCAAATATAAGATTTACTCCACCATTAAAAGATCTTTTTGCTGCATTTGAGGAGTGTCCCTATGACCAGTTAAAACTTGTTGTAGTTGGACAAGATCCATATCCAGGTCTTGGTGTTGCAGATGGTATTGCATTTAGCTGTAGTAAGACTGGTAAGTTACAGCCGAGTCTCAAATATATGTTTGATGAGATTAATAAGACTGTTTATGGTGGTACAACTCTGTGCACTGATGTCAACTTAAAAAGATGGTCTAATCAGGGAATTCTTATGCTTAATACATCTTTAACAACTCAAGTTGAAAGGATTGGTCAGCACTATGATATTTGGAAAGGATTTACTTCATGTTTATTTGATTATTTAAGTCATAACAAAAAAGATCTTGTGTATATTTACATGGGAAAAAAAGCTCAAGAATGGGCAGACTTTGTTGGTGATAGTAATTACAAGATATTTACAAGTCATCCAGCAAGTGCAGCATATAATAAACAAAAAGAGTGGAATTCAGATAATGCATTTCTAAAGGCACAATATGCTGTTGCAGAAAGAACTGGGTTTATAATTAATTGGTAGTATGGAAGATATATTTTTAAGGTTTATTGGTGAGGGTATAACACCTAACAGTTATTACATATTGCACTGTATAAAGAATAGTATAATACCGTGTTCTTATGTCAGCAAAGAACTAGAGACTAACAGATTAATTTCTGATGGTTGGTTAAAAGAAGACTTGACATTAACAGATAAAAGTATTATCTTTACTACTGAGATTGACGGATACTTTAAGAAGTCAAAGAAGAAAACATCTAAAACTTTATTGGGAGATAACTTTGAGGATAATGTGAAGAAATATTCAGAAACATTTCCAAGTATAAAGCTTGCCAGTGGTAAGTATGCAAGATCTAATCCAAAGAATCTAGAAAATGCATTTAGATGGTTCTTTGAAACTTATGATTATAGTTGGGATACAGTTTTATTGGCAGCAAAGAAATATGTTTTGGAATACAGAGAGATTAGTTATCAATACATGAGAACATCTCAATATTTTATTAGAAAACAAAGCAGTGATAAAACATGGGATTCTGATTTAGCTGATTACTGTGAGATGATTTTAAACAAACCAGATGATGAAATAATATTTATTAAGGAGAGACTATTTTGATTATAATAAACATACATAAGCTATTTATTGGTTTAATTGGTAGTATTTTACTGTACCTAATTATCAATAGATTTGTAGTAGAAGTAAGTGTCACGCAGTATATTGTGATTGAGGTACTTATCACAGTTTCCCATTGGCTATATGTTCAATTAGAGAATTATATAGATGATGGGGATAGTGAATTTAAAGCATAATCCGTAAACATATGTATAATAATGCTAGGGCATTAAAGCCCGTGAGTGAAAGAGATGCTCTTAAAAAGGCTCTCTATAAAATAAAAGCTAGACACAATGGTGAATTAAAATCATTGAAGACAGCTTGGGTAAATTTTAATGATGCTTTTTGTGATGGGTTGGAGTGGAGGACTATCACAGTTGTTGGTGCTAGGCCTGGT